GTTGCATAAGTTTGATACACTAATGGGGCCAGCATATAGCCAGCCCCAAAGTATGTAGGTTTATTACAGAAGGTCACGTTGTGCTGCTGCAGCCTCAGTGTGAGCAGCCGAAACATCTGCAATTACTGCATAGACACGCAAGCGTCCAGTAGCAGCAGCCGCACCAGCAATAGTTACATCAATGGTATCTGCAGCACCTACGCAAGCAAGTGATTCAGCAGCAAATGTTGAAGCTGAACCTGTACTTACTACGTTAGCTTCACCGTTACTACCTTTTGCAAGGTATGTACCGGCAGCAGCATCAAGTGCAGCACCATCAATAATATCATCTCCACCACCAAAGTCAATATCACAAGTACAACTTGCAGTAAAAGACTTCATGATTTCTGCACCGGCAGCAATAACTACTGTCTCTGCAGGAATCTCAAGGAGTTGAAAAATGTCACCATTAGCAATGGTAGCATCTGCAGCAATCATAGCGTCAATGTCTAGTATTGCCTCAATTGTACGTACTGCATTACCAACAACAGTTGGAACAGCAAGTACGTTAGCCCCTACGCCAGCGGTAGAAGCAACGGTCATATCAAACGTAGCCATAGTTTATATCTCCTTTACGCTGCGTTATAACGGGCGGTAACGATTGCTTCAGGACGAAGAATCTTACGACCGTATAGATGCATACCACGAACAATGTCAGCAAAGCTATCAGGGTCACGATATGTTTCGGTTTTGTTGATTTGCTCTGCAGTTGCTACAGCAGAATCATGTCCTGCAACAATAACACCAAGGTTGGTGAGTTGGTTTGCAGTGCCTGATGTTCCGGGTCCAGTGCCTAGTGCTGGCAAGTTAGACGAGGAATAAACACGGAAGCCGTGGAAGTTGCTTACAGCAAGACCATTACGCAGACCACCTGATTCACCGAAATCAGCGTTCATGAAGCGTGAATCTTCATCAGCAAGGATTTCCATAAATACTGGATCAACAATAAGCCAGCGACCTTGTGAGTCAACTTGCTGTTGGTCAAGCAAACGCTTCATACGTGCAACTATCATTGCAGGTGAAACGGTAGCAGTTGGCAACGAAGTCGCTCCCGGCATACGTGCAGTCACAGGAATTGAGTGAGTGCCAGCAGACGCTGTAGTGATGTTACCAAAGTCACCTTTGTGAAGCTGCATAGAAGAAAGCAACTCATTTGAACCTGCAGAGCTTACAGCTTTAGTACCATTAACAGTTGTGTTAAGGGTGTCACCTTTGCTGTGCAAAGAGGACTGCTTGTAGCCTGACATGTACGCAAGAACTTCTTGGTCATGGTTGTCTGCCAAGCGATAGGCAGCACGGCTAGTTGCAAGGTCCATAAAATTGACGTGGCTGTGAGCCTCTTCAATATCGTCCATCTTAAAAGCAAAGTAATTCGCTTTGTCAATGACCAAATTAAAATCGTCATCCTGTAAATCTTGAGCTGTGACATTTGTGCCACGTGCATACTCCGATACAGAAATTTCTGGTTCTTTGATGATTTTAACGGTGTCACCTTGGGCAGCAATTTCGCCAAAGTAGTCTGAATTTGTGACATCGCCTACGACAGTACTCTTGCGGAAAGCAAGCTGTACTTTTTTAGAATAGATTACGGGGCTAAAATTACCGTTTGGTAAATTCCCATAACCTGTTGCGGTTGTAAAAGCCATAATGAATCCTCCATTGAATGTTTGGCTTAGGTTTAAGTAAGCTTAACACAAGTTGAAGAGGCTGCATTTTGAAGGGTAGCGTTACAATAACGGGCCTGTAAATTCAGGTAGGTCTTAACTAATATGTTGTTGCTTAGTAGTATTGGAGAGAAAAGGTGGCTACCTAAAGTAGGGCTTCTCTCTCCTTTTAGTGTCTTACGTGTATAGTTATACTTAGTAATATTTTGTTGTCAAGTTTTTATTTACCTTGCAGCACCAGAAAGATCATAAATAAACTTACCTGATCGTTGTGCTTCCATAATAGCCTCTTGGTTCTTTTCAAATTCCTTTATAGACATCTTGCTAATCATGGACTCAGTAAAAGAAACATCAGTCTCAGCCTGTGAAGGCTTGGTTGAACGCTTGGTTACAACTGCAGATGCAGCATCTTTAGATGACTTCTTACGAGACTTAGTGTCTAAGCCCTTATCTACCTTATACAGATCAATCACCCTTACTACAGAGCGTGGATCGTCTTGATTCTCATACAAAGCATCCTGTACCCACTTAGGCTGTTCCCCTGCCCAATCGTGAAACTCATCACTCTCCTTTAGTTCATCAAAGTCATTGTGTGATTCACGTATAGCATCCATAGATTTACTACGTTCTGCTTCTGCTGTCATTTCATCAAGCTGACGTAACCTATCCTCTGCAAAGCTAAACTTTTCTTGTGCTTTCTTCTCAGCAATAGTTTCAACAATAGCAGCAACGTCAGGGTACTTGTTAGCCCAAGCTTCAATATCTTCATCGCTTTTTGGAGGTCTCAAAACGCCCTGCTCTTTGGCATTCTCTAGTTGAGCCTTTATAGCCTTTAGTTCTGCTGCAGTCTTGCTTTGAAGTTTGCGAATGTCATCATAACGTTTCTTGTATGTGCGTTCTTCCCCTGTGTCAGGCTCCTTAGCTTCAACCTGTTGCTCTTTTGCAACACTTTCTTGTTGCTCCTCTTGCTGCTCATTTGTTTCTTCCTCTTGTGAGCTATCAAGTTTAGCAATCTCAGCTTCTTCTTCTGCAATGCGCCGTGCGTTAGCGTTGCGATATGTAGTGTCAACAAAACCTGCTACTTTAGGTTTTTCTACGGTTGTCATTTCTGGTGGCATTAGTTTTCCTTTTTATAGTTATGGCCTAGTGCCTAAGCCTTTTCTTCGCTGGGTTTTTCGTTTCTTGTTTTGTTTCTTGTTTGCAGGTTTGGCTACTAGACCGCCTTGTTCAAAACCTCCTGTTGGACCCCCACCAGTATAAACATCTTCATTTTTTTTACCTGCTTCTTCTATAGCATCTCTTGCTGTGTCTAAATTTTCCTTTGCCTCTTCAGACATTTTTCCTCCTGAAGGAGTTGTAGTTTCTCCTACAGTAGACATTGTAGACTGTCTATCATCACTATCATCGCCATATACTTCTTTTTCACCACTATTAGGCACCACAGGTTTTTTAACGGGTGAACTACCTGTGTCAGGCCGTAGTTGGGGTCTGACCTTACCTGCACCTTTTACATTTGCAGGTAAGGTTCCTGAAGTAGATATAGTGGGAATAGGGTCTATATCTGTGCCAAAGTATTCTGCATCAGAGATTATAGCTTTTTCAACAATACCATCAAAAAAGGCATCAAATGGTTGTCCTATTATATCAGCTATAAGACCTTTTGAAGCCGTAGCTTTCTCTGTATCTGTTATAGCAATCAAATCTCCGATTGTTTCAACTTTACCCTTAGCATTTTTTAAACCTGTTTTAGGGTCTATTTCATTGTTTGCTATTCTACTTTCCAACTCTTTTTCAACACGTCTTGTTACTATAGCATTATTAGCACTTGCCGCTGCGCTAACAACCATTCCAAGGGGGCCAACTACTACACTAGAAATCACTGCTAAATTTCTAGCAGTATTAGCACTTCTCAATTTGTCATATAATTCTTCAGGCGTAGCTTCCTTGTAGTTAAACCTCTCAGCCTGAATAGCATTGTCTTGAATTGCATCTTGCGCTCTCTGCTCTGCACCATCGTCCCTCTCTGCTAAACCTTTAGGCTTATCAGGGTCATTGACTTTAGGCTCTTCTCCTTTTACAGAGAAACCCGGAGGTATAGGCATAGAAGTATTCCAAGCTACAGGTATCTCTGTACCGTCAGGAGTAATAAGAGTGATTTGGGTTATTTCACCCTTTTCACTAAGAAGAGTAGAATTTATTAATGCTTTTGGGTCTCCTATATTTGCATCCATAAACATTTTAGCACCAAGAGTATTGTAGTCCTCGTAATTGTTACTGTAATTAATATAAGTACCTGCAGAAGCTTTAATAGGTGTTTTAGGTCTATTAGTCTTTTTCATTTCATTAGCATCTTGATCAGCACCAGTCTTGTTAAGAGTAATACCTTTACTGGCAAGACGTTTCATTAAATTAGGGTCTTTATTAGCAGCAGTCATAAGTTGTTTAATAAGGCCATCTACTTTATTAACATCCCCATAAGTACCTGTGGGTACTAAACCCCCTACAGCCATTTTAACTGTAGCACCATTAGCTCTCATACGACCATTAACCATTGGATCACGTGAAGCATCGTCAATAAAGCTATCAATAGTGTCACCCTTTGCTAATCCACCCGCATACATACCGGACTTAGAAAGTGCAGCTTTTAGTTCAGCTACGTCCATACTATCATTTAGTACTTGTGGTTGCTCTTGTACAGGTTCACCACCTATTCTACCATCTGCGTCCATCTGTTGCAAACCTATTTTTGCTTGCATACGTAAATCTTCAAATAGTTTTACCCCAAAGAAACGAACAACATCAGCAGGTACAACATACTCCCCCTCAGATAACTTGGCATCAATGTCATCCCTTACTTCTTCTGGTAACGACCCCGGTGGTACGTCATTGCCTGATACAGGGTCTACTGTCTCAGCTTCGCCGCCTAGCGCAAAAGCCATTTGTGTTTGATCGTTCATTGATGCAAGCCCTCCTTGGGCCATATTAATATTTTTTAAACCAGTAAGCCTTGGGTCAAACCTTGCGCCTACAGAACGTATGCCTGTAGTGTCAGTCCTAGCTTGAGTTTGAGAAGGCTCTCTAGCTAAAGCCCTTGCTTTTATACCTTGCTCTTTAGAAAATCTAGTAGGTGTACTTGGACCCCTATCAACTACATTTTCAATAGTCGCGCCGGGATAGCCTAAAGTATCTGCTTGTTGCATAAACATATCAGAAGTTAAATTAGCTTTATTAGTTTTTATAAACTCATCTAATGGCTGTGCCTGACGATCCATTCTTGGGCCTTGTCTTACGTCAGGTGATAATTGATTCTTATTATAACTCATTGATGGCTCATCTAAGTTTGACCAGTTTGCACCTTCTACATCTACTCTTGGGGTGTCCTCTGGCAAGGGTCGCATAAGTAAAGAATACGTTTCTCCATTCTTTCCTTCATAACTAAATGCCTTAAAAGGGTCATCTGTATTAAACATACCAGTTTGTCTTTTTGCCCCTTCGCCTTTAAAAAAAGGTATGTCTTTTACATTAGAACCATGATACCTTGTCTCAGTAAGCCCTTGGTCAGCAGCACGTGCCATTGTGCTTTCCCAATCCATAGGTAAGTCCATGCCTACGTTACCATCAATGTAGTTCTGAGTTAATCGTGTATGAAAGTCATTACCTGCAGTCTCAAGCATTTCTTCTGTAATGTCACCTGCTTTACCTTCTCTAAGCATAGCAGCTACTTCATCTGCTAGTTTCTCTCCATCAGTTTCAGGAGTAGGTAAAGTATTCTTAGTTAAAGCCTCTACTGTCTCTTGATCTTTTGGAGTAAGAACATCCATAACCTCTGGATTTAATTCAGTCTTTTTAAAACGTCTAGCACCTTTTATAATTAGTTTTTGTGCGGCGTCACCGACACCGGGAATTAAACCAACTACACCCGCACCACCTATTACACCAATAAGAAGAAAGTTAGGATCATCTTTTGCTAACTCTTCAAAGATAACTTCTGCACCTTCAACGGCACCCTTAATATCCCCAATGACAGGTGTAAAGTCAATTACTGTATCAGCTATGTCAGACGCTGTAGGCGGCTCTTGACTAATACCTGCAGCTTCTGCTTCTGCTATTTCTTTGTCTAACAAATTAGCTGAGTCTTGAACAGGACTAAAAATATACTTTGATCTAGGGTAAAGACCTAACTCTTCTTCCATTTGACGTTCAAGATTAGCCATTA